TGGCACACCTAATTTTTTAGCTATTGCTACTTGAGACGATGTGAGTCTCACTTGTTTGCGACCTGGCTTTACGCTTCTTTTAGCTGAAGCCACTGTCTGAACAGGGGCGGTCGATTGCTTATTTTCAGTATTACCAAATTTATGCGGAAAGTCAACTCTGATTCTTTTATCAACTTCAGCATAATACTCGTCAGAACTAGGATCATAACCTTCTTTTTCAGTTAAGTCCTTATGTATCTCAAAAGCAGTGTAAGTCATTGCTCTGTCAGTTCCAAACCACGTATTCTTAGATGCCCATTCTTCAGCTCTAGGATCCGTATTAATAGAATCATCCATAGCAGGTTGATTTACTTGATTACCTTGAGAGAGATTTTGAACAGGTACTTCTGCCTGTTTTATTTCTCTACCTTCTTTAGCGGCTTCAAATTTTGCATTCTCAAATGCGAGTGTTGCAATTCTTTTGTTAGCCTCAACTTGAGCCTGTGCATCACCAGATTCAATAGCTGCAGCTAGTTCTTTTTGTGCTGCTTCCATTCCTGATGATATAGTAGTCTCAAATTTTTTCATATAGTCAGAATCAGTTTTATTAAATCTTTTTTCTAATTCTGTTTTTTCTTGCATTACACCTTGAGCGTATTTAACAGCAGCTTGTTCTCTTCGTTCTGCTTCTCTCATCTTACGAGTTAATTTCGCAATACGAGCTTGTACGCCTTTGCTGTAATCTTCAAGTTCACTATCTGATTTTTGTTCGTCTAATTTTGTTTCTCGTTCATTTTCAAATGTTTTATCTGTTTCTTTTTCCGTTGTTTCTGTTTGTTCTATTACTGCTTCATCTTTCTTTTCTTCGATATCAACCGTAGCATCAGGACCTGATGTATCGATATCAACCATTTTTTTATCTTCGTCTGGCATAGTTACTCCTTCCTATGATTAAAACTCATGCAAGATGTCCTCTGGACTATCAATTGTTGCTAACACTTCGTCGTCGTTTAGCAGACGCATCTCCCCACCATCTATTTTGATTCGGCTACCTGCATAACGCGCAAACATAACCCAATCTTTTTCTTTGCACCATGGACCGTCCGGATACCTCTCCTTATCCTTATAACAATCTGGACCCATGGCCATAACTAAACCAACTTGAGATGCAACTTGTTGCCTCTCTAATGTTGTTTCAGCTAAAACCAACCCACCTTTAGTTTTATCTTTCATCTTAAAAGGTAAAACTAACATTCTCCAACCAGTAGGTTTTGGTAATTTTGGTTCTTGTTTTGATTTTTTTACACCAACTAAATCATTGTTTGGTGTTAATATCGATGACTGTTCCTTTTTCATTTTGCTCCTTATCTTCTAGCAGGTTAGAGAGTTCCTGTTTAGTTGCCTCTAGGGCTGTTATTTGTCCTATTATATACTGATATTTTTCCATAGTGTCAACACCTCCCGATGTGACCGTTACAGATAATGCTTCGATTCTTGTATGTATAAATCTAAGCAGTCGTTTTATTACGTTTTCTAATTGCATCTTTTCCTTTCCTAGCAATTGATGCAACTTGGCTCTTACCCATAACTTTAGCTCTTTGTTCCATCACTGTTAATATTTGTATTTTGCGTGCAAAGGGTTTATTTACACGTTTAACTTTTGCAACTGTCGCCCTTGCATCTGCAGGTGTTGCAAATTTTATTTTGACTGTATCTCTAGGATTTTCATCCGTATACAATCTTCTTCCTGAACCTTTTGGTTTTTTACCTGTTCCTTTTTTAGGATCTGACATTTAGCACTTCCATCTTCTCCGTGCCTGTCGTATTCTTGAATTAGGATCATTTCTTGTTTTAGCTGACGCTCTTTTTAATTGTCCAAGCGATCTTGCGCAGTATGATTTTCTACGTTTAGCAGCTTTTGATCCTGGTTTCACTTTACCAGTCACGGCTGTTTTTAGTTTAGAGCCAGGATTTAATCTTCTATAGGCTTTGACCCCGGCTTCTGTCATGCCCGCTCCAGACTTTGTAGGTCTAAAGTTTTTTTTATTTCTTGCAGGCATAGTGCCCTTTGAAAAATTTTTTCTCATTACGCTGTTTTCTTTTTCTTTGCGAATGTTGCAGCTCTACTAGGTGTAGGGCCTGTATTTGCTTTTGCTTGTTTTCTCTTTACGGCACCCGCACGCTGCCCTTTGGACATCGCTCTTGCTTTTGCAATGGGCACGCATTTTGGATAATTTTTTCTTTTTTCGCCACCACTTCTTCCACACTTCGGGTATGAGCCATCTGATTTTTTGTTTGCAATATCGACCCAATTTTGTCTGACCCATTCTCTAAGTCCCCCACCTTTTGAGTAGTAAGTTCTCATTACGAATTTTTTCCGGCAGCGTCCTTATTCATTCCTCTTATGCAAACTCCGCCACCTTTACCGTACATGGCACGAGGTTGAGTCATCATTCCACCACCCATAGCTTTTTTTCTTTTCTTTTTGCCACCGGGTGTAACTTTACCAGAACAAACTGCAGAAGCGTACATATTGGCATAAGCCGACGGATACACTTTAAATTTTCGCTTTGCTGCGGCTTTACCTCTAGGGCATAATTTTGCCATTATGCTTTGCCACCTTTTCTCATAGCTTTGCCACCTTTTCTAGCAACCATTCTATCTGGATTGTATCCAAATTTTTTTGCTAGAGCTTTTCCTTTTGCTCCAGACTTAGCTAATTTTGCTAGTCCTTTATTTTTACTTTTACTTATTGGTTTTCCAGCCATATTATTTCTCCTTTTTTAATAATCCTTTGTATTTAATTTCTGGTTTATCTCCAGGTTGTATAGCGTGATAACTACCACCTTTAAATTGAAAAGCTCTTTTAGTATTAACCATTTTTTTTCTTTCCTTTTGACCTTCTTGCATCAATTTTTTACCTTTTTTAATTTTACCTTCTGAGTCATCTAAAGCAGTATATCTTTTTCTATATTCATCAGTTTTAGTTTGTTTAACACTTTTTGTTAAATTTGGTTTTACTGATTTAATAGTTGGAGAAACTTTACCTTTACCTCTAAAAGCAGCTTTAGCTGCGTTATACGTGTAACTTAATATACCCATTATTTTTTTCCTCCGTTTCTAAAAATTTGTGTACCCTTTATACCATAAATACTCGCGACCACAAGGATCCACAGGTTTGTGAACCATGACGGAAGCTGCGAGAACATCTCAAAGAACAATTTTACCTTGTCCATCGCACTTGGATCGTCCGATATGACTGCCCAAGCGAGCACCACCACGGGCAAACTAAGAATTATCAAAACTGCCTCGTCTTTCCAATCTGATTGACGAGCTTCTAGCAATTTACCCTGGTAAGCTTCTTGACCACGAGCCATTTTTTCTGCATGCATCAATTGTGCATCAGACATTGCCATTTTCGTCTTCTGTTTGTTAGCGTAAATTTTACTTCCTGCAGAGACGGCTAATTTAATCGCCTGAAACCACATAATTAATACGCTTTAGAGTTTCTTTTCTTTTCTGCTAACATTCTTTTCTGACCGCCAACTGGCATTTCAGGTTTTCCTGTAGCAATATAGTTAAAAGCGCCATCTGCAGTTGTTTTTGATCTAGGATCAACCTCGATACTTTGTTCTGCAACTTTAACGTCTTTTATTTTGTCTAGTCTTTGCATTTTTTGCTCCTTTTATTAATTATCGTCTATCATAACTTGTGCTTTTTGTACACCTTGCTTTGCAAGGCTAACTCCAGCACGTAATTTAGCCAAATCTTCGTTCTGATCAAGTTTATCTTCTGCAATTTCTTGCGCTTGTACTAATTTTGCTTTATTTAGCTCTTGATTTGCTTCATCAGCCTTCTTTTTACGTTCATTTTCCATTGCTCTAAGGTCAACTTCACGTGATTTTAGTTTTAAAAGAGGATCAGAGTCAAATTGTGATGTAATTTCCTTCTCTTCTTTCATAAATTCTTCTGTCATTTCTGCAATCAACACAGATTTTCTTGCTTCTATCTGATTTGTCATCGATTGTAGCTGTTGTTGGACTTGTGGATTCATTGCAGCCATCTGTTGCATCTGCATCATCTCTTGAATTTGCTCCCTAAACTCTAATTGCACCTGTTCTTGTGCCATTAAACTAATATGTTCAAGTATATTTTTTTGTATTGCTGCCATAACTGCAGGATTATTTCTTACAATGTTAGTTGACATAAAATTTAAATGAGCTGTGATGTGTGCTCTGTGGTCTTGACCAGGAAAAGCTTGAAAAGGTTTACCTGCCAACGCATTAATGTGCTCCATACTTGGATCCATCGGCGCATTTGGTGCAGGTGGTGGTAATATTGCATCAACATTTTTCACACCGATTGCTTCATACATGTTTCTATAAACTTGATACAGATTATGTAGCTGTGGTTGTGATGTTGCAAGTTGTAATTCTGTTTGTGCCATCGTAATTCTTTGTGACATAGAAAAAATATTTGGATCTGCAACTGGCACAACATCTATTCTGTCGTCAAAGTCTGCTTGTTTTACATTTCTTTGTCCACCAACAACATCGTAAGGATATTCTGGTGGTAAATATTGTGCAACAACTTTTGCTAAAATTTTAAATTCATCTTTCATTGCTGCATAACATCTTTTGTGTATTGCAGACATAACTCTTGAACCACGTTCTAATAATGCAATCGTTGTTCCAACAGCTGCATTTTGTTTTGTTTCTCCCATTTGCATATCAGCTATCGATGCAAATCTTTGACCCGCTTGAACAACAACACCTAATAATTGTAATAGTGTTGGTGATGGTTCTTTGTATGGTAATGGAAAGAAAGCATCTCGTAAACTACCACCTGGTGCATCTACATCTTTAAATTCACCTGGTTGTATTGGAGCTGCTTCATCTCTAACTCTTACGCCTCTCTGTTTAAATCCTGCAGGTAAGTTAGCTAGTGTTCCTGCATCTAGCAACTGACGGAGAGCCGTAGTTGCTGTACGGCTCAATCCGCCAATCATGTGAATGAGTCCAAAGCCATAAAATCCTAGTCCTGGCAGAAATTTGAAGTGGAC